GCGCGAAGTAGCCATCCGATTTGATGACGCTGCCGAGCTCCTTGTATTCGAACGTGGCCTGTGATCGCGGCCCGACCAAATAGGTAAGGCGCGCACCCTTGGCCTTGAACACCTTAATGCTGCGCCGAAGCGTGCCCTTAATAATTGTATAGTCTGGCCCGCGCTTGCCTTCATTCTTACCCGTCCGCTTAATGTTAATGCTTTTCGGGTGGCTCGTTATCTCGCTCTGTATGGCCTTCTTTATCTCTTTTCCGGCCAGCTTGTGAAGTGTCTGAATCTCTTTAAGTTGATGCTTGGAAAAGTTGCCCATTCGGTCCATCGCCTTAAATAGGTCGTCGATGCCCTCGATGCCGCGGGCCTCAAGGAACGAACCCCGCACGCTTTTGGCGCGCAGGTGGATGTTACTATCGACGTGCTTACCGGCTCCCATTATCGGCCTCCTTTCTCTTTACAGTGCAGGCGCAGACCCTCGCGGCGCCCTACCTCCTCCTGTCCTAGTATTTCGTAGTTCCGCGACTCAAATACAACGCGGTCCGATTCGGTGATCGTGTAAGAGCCCTGCGGGTGGCGTATGAAAAATTCGATGTTCTGCTGTGCATACATCTGTTCCGCCTCGGCGCTTTCCCTCTGACCGCCTTTGTATATCACCTGCGCCCATACCGTGGCCGTGGTGGTGTACGTCTTCTCGACCTCTCCGAAGTCGTTCCGCGTGGCGTCTTGGCTTTGTATGGTGATGCGCCTATCGAGCCTTTGAAATCTCATCGGAACGACACAATGCGGTAAGGGTTTACCAGGCTTTCAAGGCCCAGCTTCAAAGACGTGGAAATAGTTCCGATGACCTCCGGCTGTCGCAGTTCGTACATGTGCGCTACCAGCAACTTAATGGCATGGACCAACGCCTCCGGCACGCTGGCCTCGTTGTAACCGTAATTGCAAAGCACCTGAATCTTTTCGTATGTGTGCTCATATGCGCTCGGCACATCGATGAACGTAAGCCGCGCAGGCTTGCGCTTTAGGTCGGTATAGTATGACGTGGTGGCAATCAAAGACTGTCCTGATGAGGTGCCCACCGTTACCGCGCTGATCTGCGACACCGGGCCGACGGGTATCTCCAGCTCCTTGGGTACAACGTCAAAGGTGATATATGCATTTCTATCGCCTATGCCGATGTTGCACATATTCTCTATGTGCTGAATAGCCGCCACGCGCATAGCCTCGATTAGCGTGTCCTCCTCGCTGTGTTCAACGCGAAGGAATGCCTTTAGGTCAGCGGTGCTAATTACTGACGCTGGCGTGGTGGTAGTTAAATCCTGTACACTGTACCCCATGGCTTGCAATTTCGACAAAAAAAGGGAGGGCCGAAGCCCCCCCTTTCCAATCGGAACCCCCCAATTGTTTAGGCATCAGCGCCCAAAATAGTTGCGGTTGTGAACGGCAACGCACCCAATGAGGCCGCGCGACGTACAGCAGAATCGAAGAAAGTATCCATCACGATTTTTACCGTGCCAGCCGAGGAGCCGCTGTAAATGTCAACGGTGACATCGAGCCCGCCCCAGTTTGCGTAATGGAGATCAGTCCAATCTCCGTAGTACACGAAGCGCAGGGTATCCCATCCGGTGGCCGCGCCGAGTGCGACGTCGGCACCGCCGTTAATCAGCTGCGAAGCGTAGACCGCACCGGCGTCGATGCTGGGAACGCTGCCGCTGGTAAGCACGTTGTACCCGAAGATGGAACCATTCTCCACGAGCGGGCTCACAGCGCTAACGTTCTCCAAGCCCATGAGGTGAGCCATCGCCGTGGGGTGCATCAAAAACGCAGTGTTGTTCTCTGCACCGTTTGCGGTGATCTCGCTCCACAGGTTGCGGATGTCCTCGGCATCGGTAGCGGCCAAGTCATTGGTGCCCGTCTCCGTGCCGAGCACTACAGTACCTGAACCATTGGCCAAGGCTGTAGCGCCTCCCACGCCGTGGATAGCCTTCAGCGCGATGGCATCTTGCGCGACAGCAATCGAGCGACCGAAGTCCGCAGCGATAACCTGCGCCATGTTGCCAGCGGTTTGATTGATGGCCTCCTTAGAAACGATCATCTGCTGCGCCAAGCGGTTAGGCGACAGCGTGACCGCACCCATCGCTCCGGTGTTGCCGGTGATGGTAGCACCTTCGGCGGGCGTCTCGGCGGCATCGGTCGGCAAGCTGGGCAGCTTGATGTCCCCCACGAATCCGCTCAAGCGCGTGGCGCCGGTAGCCTGCAAAAGGCTGGAAGCGCGCAGCGCGCCGACCAATGCGTCCACCTCCGTGGCGACGGTGGTAACGGCATCGTTTACACCTGCTTGCCCGGAGTCAACGCCGTAAACGTTACGCTGCTCCAGCAACTTGGCCGGAATGGAGAAATCACCGCGAAGCGGCAAGCTCATGGCGCTGGCTTCGTTGCGGGCCTCCTGGTGCATCTCGCGCTCCACTCCGGTCAGGTTTGCACCTTCGCGCAGGGCCTTGGCCAAGCTGAAGCTGTTGCGGATGTTCTTCATCTCGGAAGCCTCGGACGTAGAGCCCGTTCCGGTCTGTGCCATCTGCTTGATGCGGCTCTCGTTTTTGGCGAGGGCATCGCGCATCTCTTCAGCTTTCTGCAGCTTGTCGTGAATGTCTTGTGTCTCGGTGAGCTCTTCGCCAGTAAGAGCCCGCTCCTCGCTCGTGGCGAGCTCGTTAATGCTGGTCAGCTTATTCTCCAACTGGGAGATGTAACGCTGCGCATCGTTGCTAGTGCGGAAGTTCATTTTGAAACTTTGTTTACGGGGCAAGTTAGTGCCCTCATTCTTTTTATTACGCGCCTCGGCAACCGTGTTTGCATAGGCTGGAAATGGGACCACGGATAGCTCGAATAATTCGCCCACGCGCTTGATCGTGCGCACGGTGTTGGCTTCGTCCCAGTCCTGTTCCGCGATTGTGAATCCAAAACTCATTTGATCCATATCGCCGCGCTTCACCATGTCGTACAGGTCGCGCGCCGCCTGCGTATTGCCGAGCGTGGCGCGGTAGTGCAGCCCGCGCTCGTCCACGCCGATCTCCATGGTGCCGGACTTCGTGCGCGCATACGGTGCGCCGTCATGGTTCAACAGCAGCCGAACGTCGCTGTCCAGCACGCCATCGAATGCACCGCGATCGATTCGCTCCTTGAACGGCCCCAGGTCTGTGGTGTCGTCAAAGAGCGCCGCGTAACCTTGCAACACCATGGGAGCGGTGGCGCGGATTTCCGCCTTACGGCGCTGGATGTCCGGCGCAGCTTTGCGCGTCTCAACTGGTGCCGCTTCGGGTTGTGCGGCGGTAAATAGGTTCGCTCCATCTTCCATCCGGTACTCGATAAACCCTTCGGCGCCATTGCGCTGGCTCTCTTCCTGTGCGGCTTCCGCCGTAGCGAATACGGGCGTGCCGTCTTCGGTGTGCATTTGGTGGTTCATGTTTCTGTTCTGTTTTTCGATGACTGTGCGAATCGCGTCCTTCATGCCGCTTTCGCCAAGCGTGCCGATCACGCCCCATTTCATTTGCGCCACTACGCCGCCGATGTTTGACAGCACAGGCTCGTCGCTCGTTAGGTGTGCGCCGTCTTTGAAGTGACGCGCCGCCCACGCTTCGCGCTCGCGTATCCAATCGAGCACGCCGTCGGTGTCGCTGCCTTCGCGGGCGCGGCCCCACAACACAAAGGCGTCGTTTCCGCGGATGTTGCCACCGGCACGCCATACGTCCGGGTGCTCCATCTGTACCATTTCCGCGAAGGCGCGATCGAACTGCGGATACTGGCTATTGGAAAGGCTGACTTTCTTATCGTCGCCCTGCGTAGGGAAATCAGTTACCGGCATCGCTTTCACTCAACTTTGCGCTAAACGCCGGAAGGCTCGAAAGCGCGATCTGGTTCACCTGCACCAAATGCTCCGAACCATTCTCCACGGGCGGCATATCCTCCATAGCCCTGGCCTCGTTTATTGAGATGATACCGGATTTTGTGAGGGTGTCGTAATAGTTCGCGCGGGCGGCGCTATCGCCGCGCAGAAGGTCGGACAGGTCGAAGCGGGTAAAGGTGTTCACGCGCTCCTCCGTGGCCACCAGCTTGCAATTCATCTCCTGCTCAATCTTCCGCGTCCAAGGAACTATAGTGTACTTGGCAAATTGAATGGCCTGCTGTTCCGTATTAGAATAGGTCACATTAGACTGCACACCCACAAGGGAAGGCGGAACGCCGAAGACGCGGCAAATTTCCTGATTCTGAAAATCGCGCTGCTCTGACATCTGCGCTTGCGAAGGGTCCACACCAACGCGCTGATAATTGAATCCGAACGGAAGCAGCTTAGTACCTAGGCGGTCGCCGCTATTGTTCCAGCTTTCTTTGATGATGTCCAGCTGTTCCTTTTTCAATGGCTCTTTGCTGGACAGTATGCCGGTCATATTTCCCGACGATCCGAAGAATTCGCTTGCGTAGTCCTGCGCCGCCTTGGCCAAGCCGAGGAGCTCGCGGTGCGTCTCGATCGGGCTGATGCCGTACAAGTTGCGGATGCACAGCATATCGGACGCCAAGTATGTGCCGCGCTTTTCCAGCACGAACGTGGTGGTGCCCTCCACCATGCGCACAGTGACGTCCTGCGGGTGCACCAGCTCCAGCTCGATGGGTTGCGCGGTGCGGGCGTCGCGGTGAATGATGGCGTAGCCTTTGCCGTACAGCAGGACGTGCGTGACGATGGCCTCCCAAAAGTCGTAGGCTGTGCGCCCTGGCTGTGGCTCTACCGCAATGAGGTTATAGATCGGGTGATCGGGAAGGCGCTCACTGCTTCCGTTGTTGCGGCGCAGTACATCGACGTGGAGCTGTGCCACGGTGCTGGCCACGCGATGCACACAGGCGTAGACCGTGGAGAGGCCCATGGCGATGTCCACATCCATGTTAACGCCGGACGTAGTGCCATAGCCGCGCAGGTGCGACGTGAACCCCGGCGCGTTGGTGTATCCGATGCGGAAGCCCGCGCGGGTTAGCATGCGTTGGAACCAGTTCATGTAAGCGTAAATGTAAGGCCCCTCCACGTTTGAAGGGGCCTCTTCATCATTTGCTCGACGCCACTTGCCTGGCGTTTACAGGTGCACAATATCGAGCGCCATTGGGTCAGCATCCAAATTATTGTAATAAGTACCCAGCGCCATAATGCACGCAACGATCCCATCCACCTTTTGGCTTTGACTGTTCTTTTTCTTCGTCACCTTGATGTTATCGGCTTCGTCGCGCTGGAGGTGCACACATCCCATCTGCCAACGCAAGACCGGGTGACCGCCGTGAATGATATTGCCTTTACACAGTTCCACCTCTAGCGCCTTTGTAGGATACGCCATGGAGCGGAACCCTTGGCCGAATGGCTCCACCTCGATCTCCTGCTCGACCAATTGGGGAACGATCGTGTGCGCGTTCCATCGGTCGTAGGCCACCATCCGCACGTCATACTTGGCGCACTGCTCCAAAATGAAGTGCTGCACCGCATCCATGTCGTTCACGTTGCCGTGC